GAACAAACGTAAATATAATTTGTCATGGAGCACGCTAATGAAACTATTCTACACGCTTATAATCGGCTTCACACTCGGCGTCCTTCTCTCAGGATGCTCGTCTAAACGTCAACTGATGAAAGACTGCGAGTTTCTTCACACAGGGTATTACACGTGCAAGAAGCCTTAGACGTCATTGAATTAGCGTTATCTAAATACAAGCATCCATCAGGCATGCTTTCTAATCGGTCAGATACTGGCCGTCTTGATAACGATAATCCAGTGCTTCAGCTTGCTGTGTTTGCAGCGCTGACAAGACGTCTACTTGGCTCTGTGCCAGATAGCGTGAAGGCTTGGTGTGGGGAGGCTCTTGATGTTAGCCGCAAGTCTAAGGCGATTTGGCATCGAAGCCCTGAGCACGGAGCCCAGGTGCTCAATAGCCATGACAACTATGCAGCTATTGCAGTGCTTGAGCCTTTGGGATGTGGACGTTTTGCAACTGAGATCTGTGAAGTAGGTGAGCTAACAGGCTTTGTGTTTGATAACCGAGATTACTCAGATCCAAATCAGTATTACGACATCAAGGCAGCAAGACAGCTAGGCGATGTAGCTCTCTATAAAATCTGCTGCACAGAGCCAAGAATGCCTAATTTACTTGAGACTGTTTGGATGACGCTAGGGCTTTTAATACTTGCGCTAAAGCCAATGAATTTTCATCATCATCTTGGATGGCTTAGGCTTGAGGCACTGCGTATTAGGCTTGCAGAGCGCGTGATGCAGAAGCCTTGGGCGGTAGTTAATGCATGCAGTTTACTTGCAATTCTAGCTTATGATTTGTCGATGCAGATCCGCTATAAGTCTAGGTTTTCAGCCGTTTTTCGTTATTATAGTAGTGACGACAAGCATCCAATTCGTCAGCTAGCTAAGCTTCTTGATGCGAGGGTAAATTAGATGAAGATAACTGAGGGAACTCTGATACCAATTAGCTTAGTAATAACGATTGTAGGCGGCGCATCATGGCTCACTACGATTCATGCAGGCGAGAAAAAGAATGCGGAAAATATTCTTGAGATCAAAGCACAGTCTAAAGAGTTCTCAGATAAAGTAGATCATAAACTTGATACGGTTTTAGACAGGTTAGCTCGTATCGAGGAACAACTTAAGCAAATAGGAGATAAATAACATGGCTAAATCATCTGCTTGGGGTCTTAAATCAGGCTCAAAGACACTCACGACTGCTTCAACTGTTTATGCATTAGGAACTGGCTTAGCTATGAGCGAGCTTTATGTGATGGCAGGATCTGGAAACACTGGAGATGCTTATATCGGCGGATCTGATGTTAGCTCAACGACTGGTATTTTGTTGTCAAAGACAGTGCCTCTTAAGCTTCCTCATGTACTAGCTGCTGGATTTGGCGAAAGCTATGATTTAGCTGGCGTGTTTGTTGTAGGAACTCAAAACGGTGATACCGTTAAATTCTTCTACGCAAACAAATTTGATGTTGAAGTTTAATTTTTAAAGGCTTGGAGGGCTAAGATATGAGTTCATCTAGTGGCTTTGGAACAGGATCATTTGGCTCATCTGCTCTTGGCACCATGCCTTTTTTCAATGCATCATCACTGATTGATGCAGTCTTGTATGCAACGGGTCACTCATCACCTGCATCTGAGACTAATAAACGTCGTGCGCTCGTGCAGTTTATGAACAACAGATATCAAGAGATCTGTATGGGCACTCATTGGCGCTGGCTTAAAGCAGCTTATGATTTCAATCTTGATGCGCCTTATACAACTGGCACGATTGATGTCACTGAAGGCGATGAGACAATTACTGGCACATCTACTGCATGGTCATCAACGCTCGTTAAGCCAAAAGACATCTTGTTTGCTGAAGGCCAGTCAACTGTTTATCACGTATCAAGTCTCACGAGTTCAACGAGCTTAGAGCTTGAAACTAAATATGCTGAAGACACTGATACGGCATTAAGTTACACGCTTGCAAGAAATCAGTATCAACTTCCAAAAGAAACAGATCATCTGCTTTCCTTTATCGTTGATTCGTCTGCTGCATTAGTGCCGATGGGCGTTATTGATTTTAGACGCCTTCAGGCGCAAGATCCAACACGCACTGGACGGCCAGAATGCTATGCGCTCATCAGACGAGATACTGATGACGATTCTGTTTATGTAGAAGTCTATCCTTCTCCTGATAAGCGGTATCAGTGTCATATCGATTACACAGTTAGAATTATGTACTTGGAGGATGATGAAGATGAGTATCCTATTATCCCTGATCGCTACAGAGCTGTGCTTTACTATGGCATGCTCTCTGAATTCTACTCATACCTCAGAGATCCATCTGGAGCACAATTAGCGCAGAATAATTATCTTAATTTCTTAAATCAGATGAGAAATGACTCTCAGTTAACTGACGACAGGCTTCAGTTTATGCCTGCAAGAAATTACAGACGCAGAATGCCTCAGACTGGAAGAGGTCGAGGAATTACAAACATTCAAGACTTTGGCAGAGAAGGCTAGGATTCTTAGATGGCTAAAACATCTACTACAAAGATATACAACTTCTTTGACCAAAAAAAGGCACTGCAAGGCGGATTAAACGTAACAGATGATCCGCTGATTGTTGGCCCTAATGAGATGACTGTGGCAAAGAACGTGCTTATCGGTCAGTCTCTGGCTCGACAAAAAAGGCCAGGTCTTGAAAATTATCATACAGGAAACTTTGAAGGCACAGCTTCATATCCAGCGTCAGGTGTTCCGATTCGTGGAATCTTGCAATACTATCGCTACGGCTCTGGTACTGGAGAAGTCTATGAAGATATTTTCCTACATCAATCAGATAAAGTTTGGTCAATTGGCACTCGTACTTCTGAAGGCATCAATCAAACTGGAAGCCTAACACTCTCAACAACAGGAATTCCTAGCTATCAGGTGTTTGAGGGTATTTTGTATTTTGTTACCTCTGAGACTGCTGATGGCTATAATAAGTGGAACGGATTAGCTGAGCCGCCAGGCGTTGCTGAAGCTGCAACTGCGCCGCTTGATGGAGTTGGAAAGCTTCTTGGCAACTATTTTGGCCGCATGCTTATGGCTGGTAATCCCGACTTTCCTTTCAGGGTTTACATGTCAGCAGCGTTAGACGCTGAAGACTGGTCAGGCATGGATGCAACATCGTTTGATTTGACGTATGACGGCGATCCAACTGGAGTTACTGCAATATTTCCAGAATTAGATGGCAGAGTATTTATTGCAACTCGTAGGAGTATTTATGAGTTATCAACTACTGATCCAGCTAATCTTAATAACTTCTCTATTCGCCGTGTTACTCGCGGAATCGGCTGTGTAGGGCAAGGAACAGTAGTAGCAACTCCTAACGATGTCTTGTTTGCCTCAGATCGCGGTATTCACTCAATCAAGAAAGTTGTAGTTTCAGATCAGTCTGAGATCTCATTCTTAAGCCGAGATATTCAGAATCTGTGGGTTAGTCTTCTTAATGCACAGCGCCTCAATCAAGCGCAGGCTACTTGGGAAGAAACGCAAAACTTATACGTTATTACAGTGCCAGTTGCAGGTGAATTAACTAACAGTACCGTTCTTTGTTACAATTTGACGTTCGGCTATTGGACACTGTGGGAAGATGTTGATGCTAGAAGCTTAAACACCGTTTTAATATCTAATCGTCAGTATATTTTAGCAGGAAGAGAAGATGGCAAAGTAGCCTTCTTTAATCCATCTGAAACAACTGATTTTGGCACAGGTTATTCATTTATCATGAAGACAGGAAAATTCTTCCCTGATTCAATGATGACAAATCAGTTTAGATTCACAGCTGTTACAATTATGGTTTCAGCAACTCAGCCTTCAACTATTTCACTCGGTTGGTTTGTTGACTCTGTAAACGGCACAAGAACTGGATCAAGAGCCCAGAATATCGGAGCTGATTCTGATGCATTGGGGTCTACATTCGTTCTTGGCTCAAGTCGTCTAGGCATTGGATCTTTTGTGCCTGTTAGGTTTTCAATCGAAGAAACTGGGTATAACATTCAGTTGCAAGTTACAGCTGGCGGAACGTCAGATATTAAATTTTTAGGCTACATTTTGGAGGTAGAAGATGCCGACCCTGTTTACACGTAAAATTATTTCATTAGGACTTGTACTCTCATTTGGTGTACAAGCTGCAACTGTTTCAAGAGTAACAAGCTTTTCTGATGGAGAAGTCTTGTTTGCTGCTGATCTTGAATCAGAATTTAACAACCTCGTTGATAACATCAACTCTCTTGATAACGATAACCTAGCATCAGGAGCTAACATTTCTCCAAGCAAGATATCTGCAACGATTGCAGGAGATGGCATTGCTCGTAACGGTGCAACTGGAATTTTAGAAGTTAACGACGATAACTCGACTCTTGAAATTTCAGGTGACGTACTTCAAGTTAAAGATGACGGCATCACAGTTTCCAAGATTGCAGAGCAAGCAGCGTTATCTGTGCTTGGTAACGGCACTAATGCTACTGCAAACGTGACAGCATTAACAGCTGCAACTGACGGCCATGTACTTCGCCGTAGCGGTACAGCTGTTGCGTTTGGAACTGTTGCAACAGATGGAATCGCAGATGGAGCTGTAACGCAGGCTAAGAGGGCTGCTTTAGGTCAGCAAATTAGCTCTTCTGGCAGCGGTGTGTTTACGACGACAAGCACAAGCGCTGTTGATGTAACAAATTTATCAGTAACAATCACAACTACAGGTAGGCCTGTTTATATTGGGCTAATACATGATAGCTCAATTTCTTCTCTTAGCTATATTGGATGTAGTGATCTTGATAATGGCTGTCAGAGTGAAGTAAAGATTCTTAGAGATGCAACTTTAATTAGTAATTCGTTTCTTTGGAGTCAGAGTGTTGGCTCGTCTACAAGCTTTCACATGGTTCCAACCTCTTCCGTAAATCATATAGATACTCCAGCGGCAGGAACGTACACTTATAAAATACAAACTCTAGCAGGCTCTGGCGACACTGCTCATGTTATTTACGCTAAACTCGTAGCCTACGAGCTTTAATCATGAAAATTCGCCGAGTAGAAGATACAGACATAGCTGAAATCAGTCGCTGGTTTCAGAGTATTCAGTGGGATCTACCTGCTGTAGAACGTGCTTTGCCGCGAGATGGCTATGTAGCTGAGAATGATGACGGCGTGCTTATTGCTTGTGCTTGGCTCTATGTGACTGGTAGCTCAGTTAGCTTTGTGCAGTGGACGAATACGAATCCAGATGTCAAAGAAGCAGAGCAGTCAGAGGGCCTAAGCCTTATCATCAAGACGCTGCAAGAGATGGCACCAAATCTTAATCCTCCTATTAAGTCTTTGTGCATTTATACAAAGAATGAAAAGTTTAAAGAGAAGCTTAAGCAGTTAGACTTCAGATCAAATTTTGGCTTTTATCAAAATACATGGGTAGCAAAAAATGAGTCTAAAGCTGATAAAGTATGACCGAGCTGAGCATTATGATCTAATTGCCAAGTGGTATGCAGCTAAAGGCGATACGCCTGTAACTGACTGGCTTCCTGACACCACGTATTTATGTATGGATGAAAAGCATGGATTTAGTGGCGTAGGCAGCCTACTGCTCACTAACTCAGCCGTCTGTTTTCTAGAGCATATTGCGACAAATCAAGAGTTATCTGAGACAACTCAGTCAAAAGCTTTAAGATTTATCGTCCTAAGTTTAGAGCAAATAGCCAAAAATGCAGGATATAAAGTTATACTAGGGCTTGTGCCAGAAGATCATTTCTCATTGGCAGAGTTCTACAAAAGACAGGGAGCTTTGCTTGGATCAAAGCTTATGCGAGTAGCTTTTAAATATTTTCAGTAGGAGGATTTCATGGGTTTAGAAACAGCAGCATTAGTGAGCATGGGAGCTGGTGCATTAGGCGGAGCGGCTAAAGGCGCTAAAGGCACGCCTAGCCAGACTGTTACAACTAAAAATTCTATGGCTCCTGCTGGCGCTCAAGAAGCAGCGCTCCAAAGCCAAAGCCTGCAAAACTATCAGCAAGCTCAAAATATTGCTCAAGGCTTAGAGGGCGGATTTGGCTCAGCTCAAGGCTACCAAGATTTAGCTCGTCAAGCAGGCCAAGGCATCATGAGCGGTCAGGCCTTTAACGTCACGCCAGAAGAGCAGGCTCGTATTCAAGGCCTACGTGACGCCCTGATTCAACAAGGCACGGCCAACATCGGCTTTAATACTCAGCAGGGTCTTCAGCAAGTTGCAGGCTCTGCTGCTGGACGAGGTCTTCGAGGCCAAGCTTTATCTAGCATGCAGGGCCAAGTCCTACAGAATCAGCAGCGTGTAGTAGGCGATGTAGCAAATCAAGCAAACACGATGGCAGCTCAGCAGTATCTACAAACTCCGCTTCAAAGAATTCAGGCGCAATCTGGCCTTATTGGCCAAGGCATGAGCCTGGCTGATCAGCTCAGACAAAATGCATTTGCTAATCGCCAAGCGCTCCAAGACCCTGCCCTCATGCAGTATTTGTTTAGAGAGCGTGCTGCTAATTCTACAAGCTCTCAGACGACTCCTGGACAAAAAGGCGGATTCTGGGGTGCTGTAGGAGGAGCGTTAGGCGGTGCAGGTCAGGGCTTTGGAGTTGGAGCTAACATTGCTTCTGGGCTTCGAGATCTTAGCGCTGGAAATACTCCATCGGCAGGATATGGATATGGAACGAGTGCTGCTGGAAATTCAGGACAATCAACAACTGGAAAAATTATGGCAGGTCCATACGATTACTTGATGCCGCAATAAGGAGAATTTTATGGGTCTTAGAGATTATTTAGCGAGTCTTCAATCAGGTGTGCAAGGCGCTCAAGCTGGCGCTGAAGCTGCAAGTCAAATTCGTCAGCAAGCACTGCTTCAAGACTTAAGCGCACAGGCTCCTGAGCTTTTAGATCAGGGTAAATTTAATGACGTTGCAGCTATGGCGGCAGGTGCAGGTGATATGAGTCTACTCAGACAGCTTGCATCAAATCAGCAAGAGGCAGCTTTAAAACCAAAAGCTGTTCCGTTTACTGAAGCACAACTTATTGCTCAAGGCGTCCCAGCAGACAAGGCTAAAGTATTTGGTCAACTGCCTGACTTAGCTATGCAAAAAGAAGCAGTAGCAAATTACGAATCAACAAGATCAGCTGGACTGACTCAAAAAGGATTAAGCCTTCAAGAGCAGGCTCAAGGCCGTCTTGCTGAAGAATCTGTTCAAAAGCAACGTGCAGCTAGTGGCAAGATTATTGGCGATTGGGAGAAGAATGATTCAGAAGAGCGTCGTGCAATTGAAAAAGTAAACGCTGCTCTTAAATCAAACTCGCAAACAGGTGATGCAATCGTAGTTAACTTTATTGCAAGAGCTATGGCTGGCGAAAAAGGCCCTCTTGCTGAAGGCGATATCACTCGTCTTATCGGCACCTCGTTTGCTGGAGATGCAGCAAGAGCGCAAAACTACTTGCAGTCTATTGCGCAGCCTACAGCGTCTGCTGAGCAGCGACGTGTTTACAGGCAGCTACTTGAGCTTGCTCAGAGTAACTACAAAACTTGGCGAGCTGATTCAGCTGCTAAAGCATTTAGTCAGGCTATTGAAAATAATCCTAAGCTTGCTAAAGACGGCAAGCTTGATCCATCTCTTAAAAACAAAGCTAAACGATTAGGCGTTGAAGTTGATCTTGATCCTGACACTGGCGCACCTGTCGTCAATGTTGGAACTAAAGCTGCTCCTCAGAATCCAGTGAATCCTGAAACTGGAGCACCTGATATCAATATTCTTGAGCAGCAAATTGAGCTGATTCAAGATCCTAATGTAAAAGCTAAAGCAAAAGCTAAGATTCAAGATGCTAAGAAAAAAGCTGCATCAGGCAATCCGCTTAACGCTGATGCGCTAAATGCATTTGCTACTCAGATTAAAACCTATCTTCCTACTAAATAAGGAGTCTAACTAATGGCTGATGAGAATGATCCGTTTGCAGGAATAAACTTGGTTGATGAGTCAGCTAAACCAGCTGTTAGAACGACTCCTTTAACGATGGAGGAGCGTCTTATTGTGCAGAATCTTTTTGATACTCAGCCAGAAAGACGCAAGGCCTACATGGAGCAAATTGGCTTTGAGCTTGATCCTAATGATACAAATAAATATAGACCTCTTGGCTCACAGTTAGAGTTTCAAGCTGAGATTGATCCTGGCACTAGCATTTTGTTTGCTCCTGGCGGACTGAAGGAAAAGTTTTTTGCTATTGCTGAAGAAACTGGGAAAGATGCTGCTGATCTTATTGGTGATCTTGCATCTAGTGTTATATCTACAGCTGGACAGGCAGCAGGAGCTGCTTTTGGCCGAGGCGCAGGTAGCGCAGCATCTCCTACTGGAATGATTGTTGGCGGTATTATTGGCGGCATTACTGGAGGCGCTCTAGGCCAGCAAGCAGCAGAAGAAGCTAAGACGTCTATTGGTGATTTGTATCTAGATAAGAACATTCCGCCTGACAGAAAGATTCAAGCAGTACAGGCTTTAATTGCAGGAGTTGCTCCTGTCATGATTCAAAAAGGCGCTAAAGTCGCAAAGCAGGGCTTCCAAGGCCTCTTGTCAACAAGAGCTAATGCTATTGCTAATGCTGCTAAGTCTGCTGGCGGCGGTGTCACAGATGAGCTTTTAGCTAAGGCTTCTAATAATCCTGAGATGTTCACGAAAGAAGCTGTTGAAGGTGCAACTGAGCGTTTAGGTAAAACGTATAAAGACATCTTTGGAATTGCTGACGATAAAGCTATTACGCCAAAATCCACTCGTGCTATTGCTCCTGATTCGCTGTTTGGCAAAGCTGTAGCTCCACTAAACAAAGAAGCTACTGAAGAAGTATCTAAACTTTCTAAAATGCCAGAAGCTAACTGGAAAGCGTCCGATCTTCTTGGGCCTATTAATAGGCAAATTGAAGCATTGTCAGATGTATTTGAGCCTACTGTAGATCAAAAGGCTGCATTGCTGTATCTGAAAGATAAAAAGAAAACTATTGAAAACAAAGCAAGCGAGGTTTTAGCAAGCAAGATTCCTAGTAAATCAGCAGCTAAAATTGCAGAGGAAGAGGCTCAATTAGCACTAACTCCTGGCGCCACTGCTGCAATGAAGAAAGCTCCAAAGCCTCAGCCTATTAAATTTACTGAAGATCAGTTAATGAATGCTGAATTTAATTTTAAACAAGGCCGAGAGTTTTTAAAAACTTTGCAAGATGATGCATTTGACCGTGAAGTTGCAGGCTCAGGCTACTTAAGACAATACGCTGGCGGTCTAAGACAACTAGCTGACCAAAAAGCAGGCGCTCTTGGTTCAAAACTTCCTGAGATCAACGCTAAACGCGCTCAGATCCTAGGGCTCTTTGATCAAGCTAAATCAACAGTAACGCCTCAAAAGCTCACATCAGCATTTATCGGTGATGACACGATTGCAAAACAGGACACTCAGCTTGTTCTTAAAGCCATGGAAGATATGGGCATTGCTCCTGGTATTAGTCAGTCAGTTGAATCTGGAGCTATGCAGCGTGTACTTGAAAATGCCTACAAGAATCCTAAAGCTTTTGGATCAGGCCGTGTTCAAGGCGCTATGATTTCAGAGGGTATATCTGGCGGCGTTAAAGGCGCTCTTGGAGGCGGAGCTGTAGGCTCTGTAGTTGGCGCTCCTGGTACTGGAGCTTTAATTGGCGGCGTTACAGGGGCTGTTAGAGGCGTTAAACAAGGCGCTATGATGGCAAGACCTGAAGTAGCTATTCCTGCTCTTGCTGAAAATATAGCTAAACAGAGAGCTTTAGAGGCGGCTATAAACAAGCCTCTTAGCCAGCAGGTATCAGTACCTGTGCAGCAAGCAGGACAGACTCTAATGCGAAATACGCTAGCACCTGAAACAGTGCCTGAGGATAATGATCCGTTTAAAGATATTGAGTTTTAAGAAAGCTGCCTGACTTGATCTTGTGGTGACTTAGGAACGTCCATAAATCTTGGGGGAAGTATGGTTAATGAAACTTATTGATGTTTAGGAACAAATTGAACCAAAATCAAGTCAGGCTGAAAACTTGTTAGCGAGTCATAAGCCTAATTGCAAGCCTTAATTTAAAGCTTCCATCATCAAGCATTCTAACTTGCTGAAAATCTATTAGCTTTGCGTTAACTGCTCTAGAGCTAAAGATTAGCTCGATTAAATAACGCATTTATTTAATACCTCTCGCCACTCGTCAGCAGCTTTAGTTGATAGACGCTCAGTTAATACATACTCTGCTGCACGTTTGCCGATTTCTTTTAATTCTGATTGATTGTCGTATGCCCAACAAAGCTGCTCATACCAAGACTTATAGCCGTCTTTGTTGTTTTCAGCATAAAGCATGACGTTTCTATCTTTATGACGAATGAAATCAGATCTAGGTGATGCAATAATTGGAATGTGATTAGGAGCCATCTCAAGTAATTTGAGATCTGATTTTGCATTGTTGAAGTTACAATCAGTCAGGCCTACTAAACACACATCAAACGGATATGTTGCAGACACTGCTGGATAGTCTAAAAATTCACATGGCTCTGGCTCATAGATAATCTGTGTGCCAAATTCTTTAAGCAAGATTTCAGGGCAGAGAATGTGAAAGTAGGCTTTTGCATCTGGCTTTTCTCTCAGGAATCTTCTGAGATCATCTAAGAAAGTAAAATACTGATCGCCTCTGTGAGACTGGCCGCCAGTCCAGCCAACAGTAAACGCATTCTTGTAGGGTTTAGCCCGTGGCTTATAGCCTTCATACACATCAGCTGATATGGAATTAGAGATGACTGAATGATTTCTATTTAGATGACCAAGTCTATACTTTAGAAACTCAGTTGAATAGACAACATGACTTGATGACTGAATGATTTGATTGAGTCTATTTGTTCTAAACGACAAGTAATCTGGATGATCTGACGGTAGTTCGTTCACTAGATCATCGACATCAATGATGACAGGTATTCTGTAATGAGTTCTAAAGCGCTCGATGACATGAAGATAGGCATCATTCCACGGCTGGCTTAGAACCAGTGCATCTAGATAAAATGCATCTGAATGTCTGATATCCTTGACGTCAAACGTCACGAATTCAAATTCATGACGTAGGTGACGCAGAGGCAGATGGAGGCGTTGATAAACAAGGCCATGCGAGCAGTTGAAACTAGCAATCCCGATTCGTTTCTTTTTTTCCATAAGCAAGCAGTAGCAAATTTATCATGTCATCTAAAGCTAAAAAGCAAAGATCAGGGCTTCTTTTTGTGATCTTGATAATTCCCATCGGAATATCTGTGCATTTTAATTTGCCTTCTGCTGCTTGAAGCCAGACGGCATGAGGAGTTGTAGACCAACGTCCAAGATTTTTACACTGAATTGCAAACGGAAGATCAGTGAGAATGTCTACAGATGCTTGCTGAGTTTCTTGAACATTGCGACGAGCATTAGGATCAAGGCCAGATTCACGCAGTCTGATTGCTATGTATCTCTCATATGAGTGGCCTTTTTGGCGTGCAAAGTTTTTTGATTTAGATTTTTTCATGAGTGCCCTCCCAGCAAATAAGACGACCTAGTAGCTGCATTCCCCAAATATCTGCTGGGCAAAAATGAATAAAAAACAGCAAATACTTCCCTATACAGCTACTAGGTCTTTTTTGTTACTTAAAACTGGATTTGATCTTCAGCTGTATCACTATGGTCAGTAGCTGCTACAGTTTCGCTAAATCCAGCAAGCTTATCAGTCTTGTCTACTTCGATCTTGAATTGGCAGATAGCTTGGCCGCGTTTGTTCTTAGTGTCATCAAGACGTGTGAAACGATAGTAGAAGCCAGGCTTGTTGTTATTCTTGAAAAAGAATTTGAGCGAGCCATGAGGAGAGAGAATGAACTGCTCGCCTTTTTTGGTTTGCATGCAAATCTGATCGATTTCAGGATAGAGACCAGAATTTTGTTTTCCAGTTACATATCCTTCGATGAACTCACCAACTTTGATTTCGTTTGATTTCTTGTAGTTTTTAATTCCAGACACTGTTTCAAAAGCCATAAATTTAGAACTCCTCACCTCGTTTAATCATTTCAAGTGGAGAAGACTTGTACCATGTAGGTAGGTCGATCTCCGAAACTTCAGTCGTCAATCCAGGCCAGGTGTTGCTCTGTTTTGCTTTCTGAAATTTGTTAAGTAGAACTTTATACTCATGTCTGCCGATGTCAATGAGGTTTGGTGCAGCTTTATAAACACAAGACAAATACGGTGCTTCAGTTTCAACTGTTGCCCAATAAAATTCTTTAACTTCAACTTCTCCTTGCGATGCGTTAACAAGTCCATCGATGTAATACGCAACTTGTCTTTGATATGCATAATCTGTCACTGAGTTTGGAAACTTCACTGCATTAGCTGTCGTCTTAACGTCAAGAATAAATGCATCTTTGACATAAGCATCAGTGCGGCCTTTGCACAGAGCTTGAGTATCAGGATCAGTCCAAAACATTGATGACTCAACTTTCCAAGACTTCTCTGCTTCTTTAACAAACGGATGAGATAACAGTGAATCTCCTGCAAATCTCACTCTATCGTATGTTTCTTGATTGATAAATTTAATGCCTAGCTGCTCTGATTGAAGAGCCTCAGATGCTGCTTGCTCTTTGCCTTTTACTGTCCTTCGATCTGAGATGCTTGATACTTTGTATTCTTTGATCCAGTTTTCTGGCTCAAGCACATAAGTATGAATCATGATTCCGATTTCTTGAGACTTAGAAGGCGGTCTTCTATTGCCTAAGATATATTCCCACTCATACTTTTTTGGCGCCTGAGCAAACACGTTTAGCTCTGATACCGAAATGTGATCTATTATTGCCCTGTATTCATTATTTTCTATTTCGTATATTCCTGTTTTCATTTTTGTTGGTTTAAAAGCAAAACTTGATTAAGTAAAGCTGATGCGCAAAAGATTACTAATCGCAATTCCTAACTACATGAAAGAAGATAAAGATGTCAGAATGCTGCTTCGCTGCATTAGCTCGATAAGACTGCACGAGCCGCTGATGATCTTTCATGTTGTAGTCTTTGACGATGCATCTCCATACTTCACTGAAACTGCAATGTACGAAATTCTTTCAACTGGTACGAAGATTATTCGCAGTGATGAAAACGGCGGATATTCAAAAACTGTAAACAAAGCATTCCACTATGCAAGAGAAAATAAATACGACTTTGTTTTAACTCTAAATTCTGACTGCGAGATTCTAACTTCTTTCTACAGAAGAATCGTGCAGCTATTTAATTATGATCCAAAGATTGCGGTCATTGGCGGCTTATGTCTTTATCCAAGCGGCAGAATTCAATCAGCTGGAATTCAGCCAGATATTAAAGGCGTACCTCACCAACCAGGTAGAAACTCACACTATGTTCTAGATAATTCTCATGGAGCAAATCAGTCTAAATACGTCTGGGGAGTTACTGGAGCATTCCAGTTTATTGATATCAAAGCCTGCTTTAATATCGGCCTATATTCTGAAAACTATAAGATGAGCTATGAAGACGTGGAATTTTGTCAGCGTGTTTGGATGTCAGGCTATAGATGCTTTTATGACAGCCTAATTGCTACAAATCACTGTGAATCAGTGTCTAGAGGATATCATCTAGGGAAGAATGAGCTTGAGAGCCTTGAGCAGTGGCACCAAGACTTCTCTGAAGCAAAGCATCGACTGGTAAATGATCTCGTAGCTTCTGCAAATTCTGAAAGCCAAAATCAATCGTCTTAATGCATTTTTGCACCATGATAAGGCCAAGTAAAACTTGCTGGCCTTTGTAGGTGATTTCTTTAATTTGATCTATTGGTGTTGTTGCATCTTGAATCAAAGTTACATCTTCAAGAAGATGAAATACATAAGCTTTGGTGTCTTGGCTCTGGGCTTTGAGCTTTTGGAGTTTGATGAGATCGCAGCCTATGAATTTAGTATTCTTTAAATCTCGCTGAGTATGATGCTTGAGTTCAACAAGCTTGGGAATTGAATTTGGCTTTAGTAAATCAATAAGCCAGTAATCAAACGTATTAAAGTCTTGATGACATCTAACAAGCTTATGCGTCTTTGAATACTTGGCGTTAAACTTCTCTAAAAACAAGCTTTCAGTTAACGATTCTTTAGATATTGGTTTAGTGATTACTTGTGGTCTGTCGTTAAACATTTTTACTTCTTAGGACGTCCTAGCTTTTTAAGCCAGCTTTCAATGTACTTATTTTCTGCTGCTTTGAATTCGATGATTCTGCGAGAGCAGTATGAAAAAACTGCTTCATATTCAGTCTCGCCGTTTGAACATCTATCAGGATTTGGAAACTGTTTACAGCTAACAACACGATATATGCCTAGGCTTTTAAGCTCTGGTACGTTTTGGCAAACAGATGCTGGAAGCTGATCGAATTGCCACAATTGGCCCTCGACTTCTTGACGACTGACGCAAGAAGCTAGCATCAAGATGCATGAAATTTTAATGATATTCATTTTCATGATTGCGGCTTTCTGGGGCGAGTCACCATGTCGTCAGTATTGTCAGGAAGTCCAGGTTTCATGTGCAGGACTTCTTCAATTAGACGCTGATCCTTCTCAGCTATCATCTTTAGCCATGCTTTACTGAAATCTCTGTCGAATTTTGCATTGGCATATGCCAGCACTAAATCTCGAAACATCTGATCAAGTACAGGTACGGCTTTAAATATAGCGATGATAGCTGAGATCCACTGCATAAAATTATGCTTGAGGCTTCTGGCCTACTAAGCCTTTGACGAAATCAAGGACTTTCTTGATTCCAACAAGGACAACTTCAATCGTTGATCCAGGCTTAACTAATTCAGTCTTGCCAAGAAAGAACTCAACACACATCAAGATGAAAACCATCCAGACGTCTACTTGAGCGGATTGAAAGAATGCGATTACTTTGTTGATAATTTCCATGTTTAATATCTCCCCTAGGTTAGATAATAAGACTAATTGAAACTGTCATCTAAGGCTAGCTCTGGCGCTATTCTTTCTTCCACAGCTGTTTCTCGCCACAAGATACGAATCACACAGCTAACTGGAATCACAATTCCCTCGCACTCAGAGTTGTCAGTGATATCTTCACAAAACATAACTTTGACGACATCTCGCATTTTTGCAACAAGACCTGAGTATCTAAGAATCTTTAAATCAGCATCTCCGAAGAATTCTTCTCGTGTTTGGGTTTCATGAGTGCAAAGATCATAGTATTCAACTGTCCCGTATTTGACTGTTATTACATCCATCTCAGTTTTCATGAGACTAGATTATCTCAGTCTCTTGGCATTTGTTTTTCTACTGTAGAAATTTCATAGTCGTCATCAATAGCCAGAAGACTGTCTTCTAGAATTATCGATACTTGCACATCTCCATCAACGCTCTGCACAAACTCTTTCAGACGACTAAATTCAGGTCTATCTTTCAAGTCATCCCAGATGCTTAAATCTGTTGGATCAAGCTGAAAGCTATCATCAATCCAGCCGTGAGAGCCCATCGGATGCTGCTCCTTACAGAGTTGTCCACAGGCTACAACCCATACTTCTTCTGCACGATTGTAGGCTGATCTTCTAGCGTTGCCTTTAAATAATATTGAGCCTTCTAGCCTTCGACGCACAGGCACTGAGAAAACAATGATTCGGTTCATTAGAGGTTTATAGTTTTTCATGCGATTCTCAATATGATGCAGAAACCTAAAACGTCAAGAAGTAAAGAAGCTGAGAATTGGTATCAGAATATTGAAAAGAAATCAGAAGCTTTAGGAATCTGCTTTCACAAAGCAAGAAGAAAGCTAGTTAACATGTTAGTCAAAAAAGCATTTGAGCATGAAGACGGCAATGTCTACTGCGTCAGATGTGGTGAAATTATTGATTCAGAATTTCACATCGATCATATTGATGCTTGGCTCTTCTCAACTAATCCACAAGAAAAATATTTCGATCTATCAAACATTGGCCTATCGCATCCTATCTGCAACAGTCTATCGCGCCGAAATCATAGAACCTATACACAAGAAGAAGCAGCTATACGCAGCGCAGTGAAGCATCGTCTTTATCAACGTCGTGGTTATCTCAAGAGAAAAAATCAGTTGCATAAGGAGAATCCTCATGTCAAAGATGCCAAAAGCAAAAAGAAAAATTCTTAAAGCTTTCACAGGGGGATTTGTGAAATTCAAAATCGGCTACATTCCGAGGGACGAATCGTTCATCGTTTTCACTGGCAATCAAATCATCGAGAAAGATTTATCTGAAGATGCTGCTACCAGGCTTGCTCAGTTTCTTAATTGCCAAGAATATTTGAATACAGATCAAAAGGCTCGTGCAGTCAGAGCACAGCCGTTACCTGATTTTGATTTCGATAGAATTTATGAACTATATCCAAGACGTATCGGAAAAAAAACTGGCATCGAACGACTCAAGAAAACTATTACGACAATCGAAAAGTATGAGCTACTAGAATCAGCTGTTAGGCATTATGCTTCTGAGATGCAGAATACAGAGGAAAAATTCATCAAGCATTTTAGTAGCTGGGTTTCGTGTTGGCATGATTGGATTCCAGAAGGCGTAACTACAAGCAGTAAAGAATCTCAGCTATCTCTAGATGACATTACAAATATGATGAATCAGTAATGTCTAGCATTTTAAATTCTCTTGAAAGAGAAATCATTATTGATGAGGTACTTGATGCTGCTCGTACTAATCTCACAGAATTCGGTAATCCGTTTCTTGACGACGCTCTACTTGGCATATTGCCTAATGACTTATGCGTAATTGGAGGCCTTCCAGGTTACGGCAAATCGCAATTTGCTGCATCAATTGCTGCCTACAATGCATCAGTAAAAAAGAAAAACGTAGTCTTCATTGCTCTTGAAGCTGAGCCGAATGAAGTAGAGATGAGGCTTCGCTACTCGATTGAAGCGCACCTGTACTTCAAAGATCAAAACCGCAATAGAGCTTTGACTGTTAACTATAGAAAGTGGCGATTAGGATTACTGCAAAATGATTTTAAAAAGTACAAAGAAGAAGCAATATCAATTTTCATACAACGGTATTCCAGTTTACATACAGTTTACCGTACAGAGCAGTACGGAATTAAAGATTTTGAGCGCAATTTGGATGAAGCTAAAGAATTTGGCGATCTGTTCATCGCAGATCATTTGCATTTCTTTGATCTTGAATCTGGGAAGAATGAGAATTCAGAAGTCGGAGCGATAATGAAAAAGATTCGCTCACTCAATCTTTTTTATAACAAGCCGTTTATCGTCTTAGCTCATTTGCGCAAGAATGAACAAGTCATGGTGCCGAGTCTGCAAGACTTTCATGGCACATCAGATATTGGAAAGATTGCTACCGTTGCCGTCATGCTTTCTCGTGATCCAGAAGGCTATGATGCTAAAAATCAGGTGCAGAAAACTATTATCTCGATACCAAAATCAAGAACTGGCGGACTAGGAAATCTTGTGGGCTGTCTCGATTACTCTATACAACATCAAGGATATCTGCCTAATTACTCACTCGCTAAAGTTTTACGATTCAAAGATAAAGAGAAATTGGAGCCACTAAATGAAGAAGAAATCCCAGGTTGGGCAGAAAGAGCCAAAGCCAAAATTCAAGATCCAAAACGCTGAGCTTGCTCGCGATCTGCTTGCTCGAATCGCGCTTCACTCCATCGATGTATACAAGCATCTAGATGCAGCGCATAAGTATTTTCCATCAACCAACGTGAGACTTCTTGAAATTTATGAATCAGCCGAAAAGAAACAAGAGTCTTTGTTCTAGCCAGCCATGGCCCAAAAACTCCTTGCTCGCGCGCGTATATGAAGGCCTAATAGCTGTAAATATTTACTCTGTGCTGCTGGATGACTGGCTGCTGAGGTTGCTGGCGGCATAATTCTCCTGCTAATCCGCATCTAGAAATCTGACTTCCAATATTTGCAGCATTATTTCCTGACTGCTGAATTCTCTGCATTCTTAAATGCCTCTCATACGGTGATTCAGAATATCCTCCGCCCCCATAGCCGTAGTCTGAGGCACAAGCTGAGAGAACCAAGATTTTAGTGATTAGGATCAAGTTTACTAGTTTCATGTCGTTTCTCCTTTTTAATTCAAAGCCCTCTGGCCACCTGGCCCAAAGGCTCAAAAATCCTTGCTCGCGCGCGTATGAATAGCCCTAATAGGAGACTATTCAAGCCCTCATTGGCATTTGGGACATTGGGCCTAGAATTTTTAAAAAATTTGTAAAAATTTTAAAAAATCCTAAAATATGCATTCATCAAATCTTAATATTAAGAACATGTTAACAAATCGTTAAGGCCTCAGGGCCTCAATACCTCTCAGCCAGGATACTGTGCAATGACTCATGATTAAATGACGTCATATAGCGCTGAGTTGAAGCCACTGTGGTGTGGCCTAATGCTTCCTTGACGGCATATACGTCCTTGGTCTTGTCGTACACCTTTTTGGCCACAGTGTGCCTTAAGCCGTGTAGGCCTGGTAGTCTTTGACCTGGCCAGATATGGGCCTTGAGTCTTTGAAATTTGAACCTCAGCATTCGGGTCAATGAGTCAACATTTACTGTGTCGCTCAGTATACTGACCAAGAAGTCATTAGGCTTCAAATTCATATCCTCAACGATTTTTGCAATTCGCTGAGTGAGTCTGAGCCCTAGTGGACATGTCCTTGACTCTGAGCCTTTAGAGGCCTTGTGCAGAGTGAATCGTTTGGCCTGGAAATCGATATCAAAGATCTGGATCCTGAGCAGCTCATCAGCTCTGACTCCAGTTAAGGCAAGAATTTCAATCAATATGTGCTCAGGGCTCAGAGGATCTTGATCCAGGGCGTGATATATTTTTTTCATTTGATCTGGTGTGAAATATTTAAGCTTCATGACGCCGCCTTTTTATTCTCAAGCAAAAAGACTCTGTGCCACTCAAGGAAGTCTTTTTTTGTGATTTTTGAACGATTGTCGAACGGGCCGAATTTAGAATTTCTTGCCTGTTTGACTAAATTCAATGTTTGTCTGTCTGTTCCAAGATTTTCAATGTTCCATGAGTCATTGAAACTGGCTTCGTTGGTTAATTGATTTTTCAATGCGTTAGTTAAATATTTCATAAATTACTCCTCAATGAAACAGGATGAAACTTCGGATTCATTTAGCAGGCCGCCGAAATAATTGCTCACACAGCGGCAGTCTAAAAGCATTCCGTCAATTTGAGTTTCGTGATTCAAATCATGATCAACGAAATCTTTGCGAATCGGTCTTTGCTTAACTTCATAAGATTTGTTTGCCCAGTAAACTGTTTTGCCTTGCTTTAAGGCGTCATGGATCTGCTTGATTGAAGTCATTTTGATTTGAGTCATATTATTGTCCCCTCTGCTGTTAACCGTTAAGGATACATTGACGAAGTGTGCGGACTTCATCGGTGTATGATTGACCAGCACAATATTCCCACTGGCCTTTGTCGTTTTTGGTCAAGCGTTCAAAAATCCCGTACGCTGGAATGATTGACGGCGAGTAAATAAGGATTGATCGAAGTCTGTTAAATGTTTTAATTCTGCAACGATGACCAACGATTTCGAGAATGCCGTCAACGTCTGATTCGGTTAAGCTTGTTTTTAAGTCATTGAATGAGTTTTTCATATTGTTTTGTCCTTTTTTGCTTTTTGTTTTGGAGTTAGGCGGATTGAACAGCTTGAGACCTAACGAGTTTGCCTAAATTACGTTTCAAGCTGAGCACAGAGCAAGTCATCCACACATTTTCGTAACTCATACTCACATAAACACAGTCAGATTTTTTGTCCCAATAAGCATCAATATTACGCGCTAAATATGTGCGCTCATCGTCAGTCAAATCGAGGTCATTTAGCTCCTCAATCTGGATTTCTTGTTCACCAAGGCCCCAAGACTCAACGGCATTATTAGGTATGTAAATGCCGTCAACTTCAATGTTGACTGACTTCTTGAGGGCTTCAATGATCAATGAATCACTAACGCCCTGAGTTTTGGCCTTAAGAACATAAGCCCGCAAGTCTGATGAATGCCGCTCATCAAGAAGATAAGAAAAATCTTCAACAGAGCGTTTTGATTCAAACATATAGAAATGAGCATCGCCGCACAGAGGATTTGAGCGCTCATTTTCAATGTGGCTTGATACAAGATCATTGATGGATTCGATGATGACGTCTAGCATTTCGGTTCTGATATTGTTGTTGTTCATTTTGCCTATTCTCCTTGTTTGTTTGGCTCACTGCGTTACAAGTACAATATGCCACAGATCAAAGAATCAATGCAACAAAAAAAATCAGGTTTTAAAACGAAGCGGACGATTTTAGGGGTTTTGGCCTTATGAATCAACGACTTACGCTATCAGGTTTTTTTTGTATTCCGGATAAAATATTGTGCACAGCGTAAATAAGCGCCCTAGATAAGACTCAAACTCACAGATTCACAACTCATTAGGCCTCAGAGCGCTGAAGCCTGAGCAGTCTAGATATGTGTGGTCTGAGGGCCTAGGGCTCAGGCAGTCAGGCAGTCTTATATATGTGAGGCATTGACGCATTGATGCAGAGGCTCAGCGCGCTGTGCTATAGGCCTCAGGGAGTCAGGGGTCAGGGATGCAGAGCGGTCATGACGTCAGGCGTCAGAGCGTCAGGCATACAGGGATGCATGACGACAAGCAGTCAAGCATCAGAGCATGCAGGGATTCGTATCATTCAGAGCCTAAATACAGGTCAGATCAATAGACAAAAATGCTGGTAAAGTTGCAAGAATTTTATCAAGTTAACACTGTCAACATATGTTTTTATGCATCAAGCCCCAATGCATAATGTGCATAATTCAATGATCCCCAGTACTTATGGATCCGCGTCTATACAGAAGCGGAGGCCCTAACCATCAGCAACGTAGTGTATGTAGTTGAAATGATTAGTGCTGTTATTTGTTTTATTAGGATTAAATTAATTAACGCGGGGTGGCACGCCTTCCACCTACCCTACCTACTCCAGATTTATGGTTGTACCCCTAAACTGAGTTTGCAGTATTTCTCGACTCGTTGCGCAACAATCTCCGCACCTTGATATCCGCTCGCTCTTTCCCTGTAGCCTCGAAGCATCGTTGCCAAGTTAACCTGCCTTTAGAATTATGCTTCACAACCCTAATACTATTATGATTCCTACCTGTCAGCTGACAAGCCGTCATGAGATCTAGTTTCATTCCACAATGCCAGACGTAAACAGTGTTTCTTTTATTCCTACCCTGCACGATGCTATCAGCCCAGACGCAATTTTCTGGCGAATAGTGACCGTTAACGTCTTTCCTCTCAAGGCTGTAGCCATGAGGCCTCACGCCCATGTCGGCTTTAAATTGATCGAACGATTTCCAAGCATCACAGACTTTAATACCTCTGCCACCGTAATAACGAAACTCATGGTTACTAGGATTATTACATCTATTCCACATACTATAAAACGTAGAGCGAATATGGTCTTTAGCTTTCTTAATTCTTTTTCTATAAAACGATGTAGCCCAAACAAAATTACCAGGCCCTAGAGGCTTAGTAGGATCTACTTGCTTTAGCCCGTGGCCTTGAGGCCTTAAGCCAACATCGGCATTGAACGTGTAGAAGTCTAGCCATGCGTTATCGATGCTGTACTGTCCACTTTTAATTAGCATCTTCCAGTAAGGATAAAGTTTATACGTCCATATTGGCTTTAATTTCTGTTTCATCTACTTCCTTGTCTACTGGCTCCTTAAGCTCAAGGCCTGTGGCGCCTGTCAGCTCATTAAACGAGACTTTCACGATGTCAGAGATCTTGGCGTCTGGATACTTGCGCGCTAAGGCCACGAGCCGAGAGAAAGTCCTACGATACATCTCTACTTGCTTGTTTACCGACAGAATCATTTGACTGCCTGCTTCTTGGGCGCCTTGGCTTTTTGAGCCTTGGCATCACGAGCCTTCTGCATCTTGAGTTTAATCTTCTCGACATCAGTTAAGCAGTATTGTCCTTTGCTTGATTGAGGCTTGAGCACTGTGAAGCAGAGTTTTTCTTTTTCTGATTCTTTGAGCTTTTGAATCACGCCGTCTAGCATCGAGGGCTTTGAAGCACAGGCGCTAAGAAGCATGAGTAGGGGCATACTTGTTTTTAGATTCATGTTTGTAATCTCCTTCTTGCAAACTTGTTTATGCAGTGTGTTGATCTTGTAGCCAGTCAGCTAGTGACATGGCTTCGGGTCTCACGATTGCGTAATGCTTCCACGCTAGATATTCGGCGTCTCTGTCTTCTAGATCCTGAAGATCATCATGCTCTCGCAGCATGTAGCCGTGCATTTTAGCCTTGTTTAATGCGTCTAGAATATTGCCTTCTGTGCCGCCGTAATAGCTAAACGTCTTGCGGAAAAGACGCCAAGGAAACGTGCGTGCAAACATCAGCATAGGCCAGCCGCCTGGCCATATGAGCTTTGCGCACTTGACGCCTGCAACGTCTAGGTGCTCTGTTTGCTGACAGAGTGCGTTGTCTGTCCTGCTGCAATTGATTGTGACAAATCCGCATTTTGAGTCGTGAGCCATGACGTCAAGAGCGTCACTCAGCCATGTGCTTCTATCTGGCTTTGTATCTGCGTCATAGCAGACGATAGCATCATAGCTTTTAGATGCCAGCATCTTGTGCGCCTGAATCAGATTGCCGTCTTGGCCCTGGTTGGGCATGACGCATAGATTAATTGAGCGCTTTGATGCAATCATCTGAAGCTCGATGAAGTTAGTCTCTGGCGTTGGGATCGGATAGCCCAGAGCGAATAGATAGAAGTCAACATCGATATCTTTTAGATTTGTCTCTGAATAAAAGCGCTCTATGGCTCTTTCGATTCTGACGCCGTTGTCAAATCCCAGCATCACAATGCCTATTTTGTAGGTTTTGTTACCTAGATTAGAGGTCATATGGAAGCCTTGCTAAAGCCATCAGTCCAGGCTGTCCTACTGTGTCTTTGACTCGTGTCATATCGAATACTGTGAAGCCTGAAAGCAAGACTTCTTTAAACGAGTCTTGCGAGAATCTGTAGTAGTCTTTGGGATATCCGTGATAGCCAAATCCATATGTCGGCACTGACAAGAAGAAGTATGCGCCTGGCTTCATGAGTTTTTTGATTGCTGTCATCGTTTCCCAGAATCTAGGATCATGCTCTAAGACTTCAAGACACACGACTGCATCAAAGCTTCTGGCCCAGTCTTCAGAGAGTTCTAGAAGCTGAGTAGGCGTTGCAACTATGTCCACGCCTTTAGCTTCCTGCATGTCGATGCCTATGTATTCAGTTGTCTTAGCTAGATTTGTAAACAGGCCACGCACTGATCCGTTAACGTCTTGACTGCCTACTTCTAGAACTCTTGGAAGTCTGAGGCCATAGCTTTCGATGTACTGCTTTACGTTGTCAAAGATTGCAGGAGTCATAGAAGCTGGATTATTAGGCACACAATGCAAATCAGCAAGCAGAAAATCAGCAGAATCATGTGTGCTCTGGCGTCGTAATCCATGGCGTCTAGTCTACTAGGCTTTTAATCTTTTGGCGTAATGCTGTCATACTCATGGATAAAGAGCCGCCTGGATCGTTCTTGCGTCCGTATGGTACTGCCACTTCGTGATGCCCGACTACGTTTTCAATCTTAAACACGTCTGGATTGTTTTTATGTAGCCAGACAAGTAGAGAGATGAGTGATGTCTCTTGAGCTGTGGTGTACTTGTGGAAGTAGCCAGTAGGGTCAAGCGCATCTCGTTTTTCTTTGATATGTCTGACTTGCTCTGGTTCATAAATCTCACCGAACCATGAAACGTATTTATCTTTGAGCGGCTTCACAGATCCAGCGTTGCAGATCTCAATTCCAACAAGCTTGCTTGATACAGAGCTGCCTAGGTCTTTCCAATTAGAAGTACCTGCATGATAACCCCAATCAGAGAGTGGAAAATTCTGATACACAAGTCCATCTTTATCGATAACAAAGAACATGTATCCGTTTTTGATACCGCCTTCGACTGTGTTCTTTGCGTTCTTAGCTCCAAGTAGTGAACGGCCAGCAGTGAAATGAACTACTGCTCCCTCTGGATAGCCTTTTGCGTACTTGCCACGAGACTTCATTGGAGCGATTTTAGCTTCCATAGCCGGATACCAGAGCAGCTTTTTAGGCTCGTCTACATTGGGACGTTCACCGTCTTGTTTGCTGAATAAACTTTTTAACCAATTCATAAATTTCATTATCCCTGCTTTTCGACAAGAATGTAGCAGAATGTTTTTTGGCCTGCATCTTTTAGCAGCTTGTAACCTGTTTTTTTGAAATCATCCCACTGGTCAACTGGGACGGTCTGGCAGCCGAGGGAGCTTGTGCCATTGGTAGAACCAGAATGTATATTTATGCCAAAATCTCCAGTGTCTTCGTAATTGCCAGCAGTGCCGTCGCGTACAACAGTAACAGGAGCGGCTTGTCTAAATGCCTCATAGCCGCGATGCAAACCAGTCTTGTATCTCCAAGCCCCAGCTTTCAAACTAGCCATGCCTTTTTCAGCTCCACGGCCTCGACCTTTGCGATACGAACTAGGATCACAATTGCCGTTGTAAGAAGCGAGAAAACCAGTAGTAAGATTGCACCAGAAAAAAGCATCATCGTATATACCTCTGTCGTTTTTGCCTTTAACGCCCATCGAGTCTTGGTAGTAGCCACGCACGCCGATGAGAATTACAGCGTCCTTGCCGATGGCTTTTTTATTTTCTTCGATAATTGAGTTTAGCCACAGGAATCCGTTTTCAGGCTTTTTCTTTGGTTTCATATTTCCCTCTAAGCTGTAATTAGCACAGCTTCTTAATTACAAAAAGGCTTGTTGGTGACATTGTGCCAACAACTTGGGATATCTGTTTCATAGGTAGCATATAGTAGAAATTAAAATCATTTATGTTTTAGTGAGTTTCTCCAAAGCTTCACGAATAGCAATTCCAACTTTAGAATGCATTCCTTGATGATGTGGCGCCGCTAACTCCAACGCCTCTCTAGCTATTTGCAGATCAGCTTCGAGCTTAGCGATTCGTTCCTCAGACAACACAACAACAGCTTCTCGCCTGTAGTCCAGCTCTGCAATCTTCTCCTCAGCTTTTTTTAGTTGGGATTGTAGGTTTAGAATACAGCGATTGAATTGTATGGCCATAAAAGAAACTGCGTGTGTATCAATTAGGTATGGGCCACGACTACCTCTAATCTCCTCGTTAATCGAACGAGCTTTAACATCGTGTTCCATCTCGACACGTCTAGCCTCACCAACTGAATGAACTAATACAGTGGCGTTTATTTCTTTAGCAGCTTTACAAATTGCCGTTGTCTTTCCTGACCGTACTGGCATTTGTGAAATCATTTCTATTTGTTCAAACATATTACACCCTACCCTCAGATGCTTTGTCGTCCGATAGGGCTGCATTGATATTGATGCAAAAAGGATGATGGGAAGATCCACAAAACTCATCATGGATAATTTCTTTTGCTTCCTCTAAATCTTTCCTTAGTAATTCTGTTTCTAATCGGTGAGCTTTAAATCCTGCACTGTATGCTTCTGCTAAATGAGAATAAGAAAAACACTCGCCACAAGCTGGGCACTCTTGCTTGTGATTTTTTAAGCCGTAATCTGTAGCCTCTATAGCCAACCGCTCAAGCTCTTGCTCTGATTTAGGTGGGTTCATTCTACAGCCTCATAAGTAGCTTCAAAGATGTCTGGCTTGCATGGGTAGATTTCGCCCTGTATTCCTTTGATGATATATTCATATCCATAAGACGTACTAAATTCGCCTTCTAAAGTTTTTATCAACAAGCCGTCGGGTGGATCTTTTTTAGGGTCGCTTCCTCTCCAGTGATATTTAACCACGCCCGAATCAAGCGCATCTTTAAACCACTGAGGCTCTACCTCGTAACCAAAAATAAATGCTTCAATGACTACTGGTTTCTTTCTGTATTTCATCCCCTACCCCTCTTTGCTCATGCGGGACTTGAGCCAGTTGATAGTATCGATAGCTTTACGTCTAAATTCAAATGATTCACTCTCAATAAATATTTTATCTTCATTATGTAAAGAGATAACTAGAGGCTTTGCGTAAGTTTCCAACGCTTCAATAGCTACTCGAAGTTGCTCATCTTTATTTATTATTCGTGCGCGAAGGTTATCTGCATGTTTAGCACAACATGCATGCCCATCTCTAAAGCCATCCTCATAATTACCTATCGAAGATGCTTCGCGGATGGCTCTGGCTATTGTTGCAGACAACGCAATTCCACTTGGTGATATTGGATCCATAAATTTAGCTGATATTTCGTCAGCAACATCTTCAACGCTTTTCATCTTTATTTCTCATCGACTCAATCACTTCGTGTGTATCAATAAGCCATCGGATAAATTCAGATACCTGTACTTTGTTTGCTTTTGCTAACTTTTCAAGTAAAGCCATCTTTGACGGCTCAATCCTGAGCACTATCTGAGCCGTTTTCCTTTCTACTTTTGTGGGCTTCATTACGCCACCTCTTTTAGAGCTGATACTGGGAGCGCAAATTCTCCACTAGATGTTTCACTATAGTTGTTCGGATTAACACATTTAACTTGTGCGTAAAGATTTTCGCCAATGATTCTAAATCCGAGGATAACAAAAACACCGCAAACTTGACCTTTAACGATTTGATTTATTGAAAATTTGTTTTGCATTTTGTTTTCTCCTTTGTTTGTGTTGCTCATGATTCTATTATAAATAATTGCAATGCAAAAAGCAATACAAAAAGTAGTGCATAAGTGCTTGAAATGTCGTTTTTTCTATTTAAATGTCGATTTAATCCACTTAATGGCGAAATAAAACCCAATATATCGGTCGTGTTGGCGTTCTGGTGCATGTTTTAGGCTCATTGATTCAGCGGCTTTCTCCATCTCATCCTCACTGGGCATCTCAACCTTAGCCGCTTCTTGGAGGGCTTTAGAAATTTCATCTAATAATATACTGTCGAAAGAAATTACTTTATCTGATTCATATTGTTCAACATTAGCCATACGCTCATATGCGTGATCCACTATCTGCTGAGCCTTCTGTCTTGCGTTCATTTTGGTTCCTTCCACAGCGGCAAATTTATATTAAGACTAAAGCCAGACAGCGAAACAACAATGCAAAGACAATTCCATAACTGAGGATTGTCATATGTCTTCTGAAATTTATGCTGGCTAATATGAAAGCCAGCGCCAATGCTAAAGCCAGTCCAATATAATTTTACAATTTGCAAATCCATAACTAGCCTTCCTGCTCTTCGACAAGTTTGATGACTCTGTAATTGTTTGATTTATATTCTTTAACAAACTCGTCAGCTTCTTCTTTTGTCCTGTGATTTCCAAAGACGTGATTACATGATTCATCATATATGGCCCAAGTATATAAAGGCTCTCGCTTCTCAGCTTCAGCGCAGAGGGATTGCCAATGATGTTCTGGAGATTTTAAAACATTCAAATCATACACCCAACGCTTGAACGCGGCGAATGTTAGTTCTATCTTGTCTTTCATACCTGCTCCTTCCAATAAAACTGCAAACTTGCATAATCTTCTGGGCACAAAATCACTGCAACATTCTTCGCTACATTCACGTCACAATATACTGTTAACTTGAAATCATCTTGCTGCTTGAGCCAGGCTAAGAAGTCTTGAATAGAAACAGTCGATACTAGGTTGACTTGCATGTCGTTCACAATCTCACCGCTCTTTCTAAATCAGCTTTCGACAATCCGTCAGCTGTATCCATGTTTTCATAAATGCTTGCGCTCTTGTAACTAGAATCACGAATCACATACATCCGTTTAAGTTTCTGAAATTTCCATACTGTAACGCCAAGTTTATAAGCTGCTTGAGGCACATTTTCCGTTGAATCTATAGCGGCAAGTACCTCTTCTTTTGTCGGCAAGATTTCTTGTGGGCCATCTTTCACGTAATACGGAATGCCTGCTTTACGTCGCAAATTTCTTGATTCCGTAATCGTGCGCTTTAGATTATTGTCTTTTAAAAACTTGCGTACAAGAGCCTCTTTGATCTTGAGCTTAATCGCAATAGATCCTGATCCATGTCCTAGATTCCATAGATTCATCATGTTTTCTTCATCTTGTTTAGTCACAAGTTGCCCAGCTGCTCCATACAGTCTCATATTTATCTCCTTTTTTGCTTGTGATTACTGAAATAGGATCGCCATAGCCCTCTGGATCAAATCCAAGGCGACTTTGCTCGTCGATAATTTCCTCACGAGTTGGCACTGTATCTGTGATCATGAGATATCGATTGAATCTTGCTTTTGGTGATCCATCACCACGTAACAGTATTTTTGACGTCTGCATCTTAGCCCCCAAGCTAGACAGGTTTCATTCTTCTTTTGACAAGTCTTTCCAGATAGCAGGATTCAAGTAAAGAAATTTCTTCATACGAGATTGATTTCTTTTTGTCGTTAGTGCCGACACGTTTAGCAGGCATGCCTTGATACACTGTCCACTCAGTTAACACGTCTTTTTTCTTGACGTGAGTGAATGATTCAATAATCGCTCCTGGCGGAATAATGCAGCCATCATCTATCTTCACAAATTCTTTTATTTCAGCATGCGCGAATATGTAGACATCTTTGCCGATAGAAACAAATTGACTTGCAACTTGTGCGTCTAGTTCTTGAGTGTACGTTTCATTAGCCAAGATGGAAATTTGGCTAATACTTCCTTGTCGTATCTGTCACCTAGTTTTTTTGAATACTCAGCATGCAGTGTAAATTCTGGCGCAAGAAGCCCGTGCTCTAGACCAAATAACGCCTCTATCATGCCATCTAGTTCAACTGTTTGATGACGCAGAAAGACTGAGTGAATTGTGTCAGTTGGATAGAGCGGCACGATTTTAGTGAACAGTAATTTTCCTGCATCAATTTTACTATCGATTAGGTGAAATGAGACTGCTGGATCTATATCCCATAAAATTGCTTTTTTTAAATTATCAAGACCTCTGTTAATTGGCAGAAGACCTGGATGCATGTTGAGGATGCCATGAGGCAAAGCGTCTATGGTCTTTTGCTTTAGGATTCTAGCGCCCAGGATGACGCCAAAATCGCAATTATGTTTTTTGATGGCTTCTATTGCAGTTTCCGAATCATGATCTGCGATAATGTAGGTTATTTGCAGGTATCCAAGTAGCTTTTGCCAGTTAGAGAGTGACTGCGCTTGTTTGGGCGAAACTCCAATTGAGTCAGGATTAGGCTCTAGCTCTTTGGCTGGCTGAGCTATGACGATTTTTGGATGATAGCCACTGGTTATGAGTTTCAATAATCCGTTTTGGCATTTAGCATGGTCAAAAGCATACGTGAAAACGCAGAGATTTTTCATGCAAGACACGTTACACTTAAAATCAGGTTAACCAAATATTTGAAGGAGATAAATTTATGTCAGATCCGTTTGAGTCAGAGAAAAAGTGGAGCAATGTGCAATCAGCACGCAGCAAAGGCAAGAAAGAGTGGCAGCCATCATCAGGAGTAGATCAGAAAAAAGCAGAAGCTTTCCAAGCTGGCTTTAATCAATCACCTCGTCAGGTGTTGTGGGATGCAATCGACATTTTGGCTGGAAAAAAGAAGAAAGTTAAACCTGCTGGCGAGTAGTTAGTAGAAAATAGCGGCGTAGGTCTTGGCAAATATCAAAAAGGCATTTGCGAAGATCTGCGCTGTTACGTATCCAGTTGCTATTTTGTAGATCATGTAACTATCATCTCAGATTCTAACGCTGAGAGTCAAGAATATTAGTATTTAGCCTTTTTTCCTTTAGATTTCTTAGACTTGCCAGCAAGAGACAATGCGATCGCAACAGCTTGCTTTTGCGGCTTGCCTTCTTTCATGCTTTTACGAATGTTACTTGAAACGGCTTTTTTGGATTTGGCTTTAGCGCCTTTAATTAACGGCATAATTATCTCCTAGTTCTCTGATAAATATTGAATCTGAAAATACAACATTATTTGGATCTTTACACAAGAGCTTTAAAAGCCTGTGTTCAACTTCTTCCATGTGAAGAAATGAATCAGGCCGCATCGGTTTTAAGTCTTTAAGGCTAACATTTAAAATAGTTGCAAATGCTTGTAGCCAGTCAACATCAGGCTCTGGCGTCACGCTGATTGCTTTAAACTTCATGTATTCAATTTCACTAATTTGAAAATCTGAGAAAGGAGCGCCCACTCTGAGTGCAATGCCTTGCTTGTCAAATAAAAAGTCAACTGGCACTCCTTTAATGAGCCTGCCTAACATATAGCCTTTGATGCCATATCTAATCATAGCTGCAACAAACATTTTACGGCCTGAAGTACCAGGCTGCTTCCAATGCCTGACATAATTTTCATGCTGTGGAAATCTGCTGATTAAACGAACTTTGAATTTCTTCTTCTTTTTTGCCATGCGTCAGCGGCTTAGCGATTTTTTTTACACTAATCAAGAGCTTTCAACACTCTAGATATCTAGACGTATAGATACTATGAATCATGTAGTCTAGAGCTCTAACGCTCTAGATATCTAGTATACTAGAGCACTAGTATCTAGTGAAACTCAGGCTTGTTGAGTGGTTCCAAACCGCTAAAGCGATTCTATGATATTTTAAACATCTGTCAATAAAAAATTTCATGTCTTTTGCTACTCTATTGCCTTAATGATCTGAATCTTCAAATCAATCAGCTCTTCATCAGCTAATCGCTCAATTCTCTCGTGACTGAGCCATCTGTCGTAATCCAGCGTAAAATGCCGTTTATTGAGAATTGGCTTTTTCTTGCCGTTTGGTACTTCCAAGTAATAATCGTTCAATAGCGAGCCTTTTGAGAGCCTATTCATGTTGATACACAGGTTCTCTATCCAATGTGCATCACAATCAGGTGCGCCTAAGGCTAAAATCTTCTCGTCTTTCCACACAATCCAGCCTGCTCCAGTAAATGTGAATTGCATTTTGCCAGTATGCGGCAAATCTGAAGGCAATACGTTACCGATGTACCTCTTGATTGTCGTTTGCACCCATAGATTTGGGTCTTGAGCCTTCATCTTGTTGAAGAAATTGAACGTTTTCATGAAGATAATCTTGCCACAATTTGATTTTTTAGCAATTTCAGCGACAATAAGACCTAGATAGGACGCATATGATTCAAATGAGATCGAATTTTTCTAAATTGTTACTCACAAAAAAGAAAAAACCGAAAAAACAGCGTCCTGAAAAGGAAAAACAAGATGCTAAGAGTCAGAAAACTCAAGCTAAGAAGCTTAAAATCAAAAAGTAGGGCCTCTCATGTCTAAAGAAGACGTGAAATCAAAGCTCGACAAGCTTGCCGACGAGTTTGGTGAACCTAAAGAGCCCAAAAGGCCTATAGCTCAAGATCCTCTGCGCCCAGTCAAAGAGTATGAAGAGCGCAGATATCAACCTGGCCGCAAGATGAAAGCATCTTGGATCGATGCCAAGCATCAAGAAGAAAAAATGATTGAGGCGATTGATGATCTAAGAGCTATGAAGCGTCTGGCTCCTACTGTCATGAAGCTTCTGAAAAAGAAGATACCGCTAGATCAAGCCATCAAGGAAACAAGTAGCGAAACATTCTTGATGCTCATGAAGATGGCATTCACTGAAGGCAATCCTAAAGTCAAATCAAACGTCTTGATGCATATGCTTTCGCTTGCTGGATATTCTGCAACACAGAAGCATCAAATTGAGCGCATTGATCCAGACTCACCGCGCGAAGCTCTATTGTCTATGATCGCTGGCGCTAAAGATGACTTGAGTAAAGAAGGCATTGAAGTCGTGGATAATAGAAATCTAGATGACTCTAACTCAGAGCCTACTGACGTTATTGAAGACGATGATGATGAAGACATAGATGATGTAGGCTATGAAACTTGATCTTTCGGATATTGAAAATAAGTCACAGGAAGAATTAGTTGCAATCGCACAGCAGGTTATGCTGCTGAAGAAAGCTAGAAGATCTAAGCGTCTTGAAGACTATTCAAACACGATGCATGAAGGCCAGCTTGCATTTCACAAGAATCGCAAGCGCATTAGATACGTGTGGGCTGGCAACAGATGTCTTCGTGAATCAACTAAAATCTGGACGTCTGATGGCTTGCAGGAAATTGGCAGCATCAAAGAAAACAGCTGCTTTATTTCGCTGGATACTGAGCGCAATACTTTTGATTACTCGTTTGGCGGAGTGCCGTTTAAAAAAGGCAAAGATAACCTGTATCGAGTAGTTCACGAGCATGGTGAATTTTATTCATCACTAGCTCACAGAATTTACTGTGAAGACGGTGAGTATCATTCAATCGGTGAAATGATTGATGGAGAAAAACTTAAAGCAAGATTTCTAGACGTTAAATCTCCAACTCAATTCAATGCAAACGAGTTAGCGTTTTCACAGATACTTGCAATCGAAAAGCAATCAAAGCCTGAGTGGTATTGGGATCTTCCTATTATCGACACTAATAACTATTTAGACGAATCAGGCATTGTTCACAGTAATTCAGGCAAAACAACTGCTGGCGCTGTAGAACATATCTGGCGAGCAACAGGCACTCACCCATATTACAAAGGCACGGTACCTATCAAAACAGCAGTAGTTGGCCCTGACTTTGAAAACTGGGGAAAATCTGTATTTGAGCCAAAGATAAATGAGTGGACTGCGCCACAGATGATCAGAAAGATTGATCGACATCAAAACGGCGCGATTAAACGAATCTTCTGGACGTGTGGATCGACTACTGACGTGTTTTCTTGGGATCAAGATCCTATGGTATTTGAAGGCTCAGACTATGATTTAGTCTGGTTTGATGAGCCGCCTCCTGAAAAGATTTACAAAGCTCTATGGCGCTCGTGTGTTGATCGCGGCGGTACAATGTATATGACAGGCACGCCTCTTATGTCGCCTTGGATGTATAAAGTCTATCAGCAGATCAAAGACAATAATGATCCAATTCGCTGGTACATAAAATTCAATTCCAAAGTAAATGCAAAGAATATAGGCGGAGGCGATGAGAAGCTGGGACTAAAGCGCCTTGAAGAGCTTGCATCTGAGTACACAGAAGAAGAAAAAGCAGCTCGTATTGACGGCGATTTCGTACAGCTTCAAGGCCTCATCTTCAAGAATTGGGATCGCGATAAGCATTACATCAATGCGTTTCCTATTCCGCATCATTGGCCTATTTATGAATCAATCGATCCGCATCCAAATAAGCCGTGGGCTGTAACCTGGACTGCTATTGCGCCAAATAATTCAAAGATTCTTGTGCAGAGCATGTACTGTGAAGGCGTTATTGATGAGATTGCAAATCAGATAATCTATGCGCGTGGCAGGATTGAAATTAAAGATAATCTCAAGCCTAAGATTGTTAGAACGCTAATAGATAACGCGTCATCTGTACCTCTATGGCAAAAATCTCAGACTGATCCAACGGCAAGACGAATATCCGTTAGAGAAGAGCTTGAGAATATGATTGGGCCAAGAGGCGCAGGTGGGCCTAGAGTTGAAGTATGTCCTAAGAATGTGCAGCATAAAATTGAGATTTTAAAGCAGTGGCTGCATATAAAAGACCGAAACGGTGTCCAAAGACCAGATTTCTTTGTATTCTGTAACGGTCAAAACGAGGATTTTGTCGAAGAAATCGAAAACTACGTTTGGGATCGGTATAAAAGTCGTCATGATGCAGGACTAAAAGACAGGCCAGTCAAAAAGAATGATGATTTACTTGATTCAGTGATGCAGGTGGGTCTTGTGCTTGGTTCGCAAGTGCGCGAACATAGTGAAGATTCAGTTAGCCTGATTGATGGCTTGTCTACTTATGGAGGAGATTCAACTAATGGCTCAAGACGATATTTCAAAGCGCGACAAGGCCCTATCAGCTGGCAAGATTGATGAAGAGTATATTGCAGGTCTTGCTATTGATGGCTGGGAAAAGGCCAATGAGCAGCGCTCGCATTATCTTGATTCACAAGAAAAGTTTGAAGCAGCTTGGCGTGATTTAACAAGCCAAGAAGCAGATGGGCCTTGGGAAAATTCCGCTAATTTCAAGTCAAAAATGATTTTGAAATACGGAAAAGCAACGCATGCTCGTTTATGGCAGCTGTTTTCTAATCCATCAGGTTTCTACAATGCTGAAGCTCGCACTGAAGTATTTAAAGACTATGAGCCGCAAGTTAAGCGTTTCATGGACTTTGTTATCGAGTCTTTTGCAAACGGAAAGCTTGGATGCAAAGCTGAATTTGATACTTGGCTTTGGGATGTTGTTTTCAAAGGCTCAGGATATCTGAAAGCTTATTGGAAGCGTGAAGTACACGAGTATGAAGAAGTAGTACCTACGTTTGAGGTAACTGAGAAGATTGTGTTTGATAAATTCTCTCAGACTGGCAATCCAATGAGCGAGTCTAAGCTTGTTGAAAAAGAACAAGTCAGAGTTGACATTGTTTCCACTCCTCAAGTGCGCCGTATCGTGTGGGAAGATGTTTGTATGCCTATGGGCTATGATGATCCGCAAGAAGCGCCGTGGGTTGAGCATCGCGTATTCATGGATAGCTCCGATATGAAGCAAAAGGCTAAAGACGGCATCTTCTATGCTGACGCTGTTGAAGAAGCTTTAGAATCCTATGAAGCAAGTCGCTATGATCAAACAGATGAAACTGGCGATATTAAGCGTGCTCGCTTAGAGCTTGATGGAAACAATATTGATTTGACTGCATTTGAAGGCAATCAGCATGTCGTATTTGAGTGGTACGGAAAAGCCTATGTAGATAAAGACCGTGATGAAGATGATGATGCAGATGAAGATTTAGACAAGATGCCTAAAGAGATTGTTGCTTGGGTGCATAAGGCAACTAAGCGCGTATTAGGCTGGACTTATTTGCACAGAATTTCTCCTGGAGGCATTAGGCCTATCTTTAAAGGCGATTTTGTTAAGTTTCCTGATAGGCAAAACGGCGTAGGTGTTGCAGAGCTTATTTACGAAGAGCAGCGTTATGATCAAGCTGTAACTAACATGCGAATTGATAACGGCACGCTGGCATCTATTCCTATGTTTGCATATCGCCAAAGCTCTGGCCTTAAGCCGCAAACGATGCGCGTTCGCCCAGGTCACGGCATTCCAGTTGATGATGTCAATGACATGAAAGTCTTCCAATTTCCGTTTTTGCAAGGATTTGGATATCAAGAATCAGCTCTCATGGAATCTAAGGCTGAAGGCCTACTTGCAATCTCTGAGATTCAGCTTGGCCGTGCTCCTGATAAAGTAGGCGCACTCCGCAATGCTACAGGCTCAAACCTGCTTGCGTCTGAGTCTGGCATTCAGCTTGAGATTCATTTTGACCGAGTTGCAAGATGCATTAACCGTTTGCTCCAATTCCTATTCAGACTGAGCCGTGAGCGCATGCCGCACACGCTCTATTATCGTGTGACAGGTGAGCGAGGCGAGCCTATTTTCGGAAAAGTCAATCGTGAAGATCTTAAAGGCGAGTATGACTTCAAGATTTCTGTTGATATCTTAGGTCAGTCACAGCTTGAAAAGCAGCAGCAATCAGTGCTTTTGATGCAAACGCTGATGAATCCTGCTTTCTCGCAAACAGGTGTTGTGACTCCAGATAACTTCTACAACTTGGCTAAAAACTTCCTGAAAGCACATCGCCTTGGCAGAATTGATGACTACATCACCAAGCCTCAAGGATACCAAGACAAGATCACTCCATCTGAGCGTCTATATAGACTCTCGTTTGGATTGTTTAACAATCCTCCTATCGAGTCTACTGTTAGACTTGATGAGAATCATGAAGCAGCAATGCAGGCTTATGACGCATTTGAGCAATCCGATTTATTTGGTCTTTTGACTCAAGAAGCAGTTGCGGCTTTGCAAAAACTGCGTGAAGCTCATGCATCTATGCTTGAAGCACAACAGGCTGGCGGAAATGCAAACTTAACAGGTGTTCAAGTACCTCGTGGCGGATTTGTAGGCATGGGTGCTCAAGGCGGCGGTGAGATGGCCGCATTAATGCCTAATGAAGTTGGGCAGGCAGTAGGTCCAGTTGTCTAATATATTGGAGTTTTATATGGCAGTATTTGAATATATTAAGTCATTATTTAAAAAGAAGACTTATACGCAGCAGCTTCTTAGTTACAACATTGCAGATTTATCAAGTCAGATGGATTCTCTGTCTATTGATATCTTCCGCTGTCGTACAGAAGATTCGATGCGAGTGCTCAAGAAGGTTGTGCAAACTGCACGTAATATCCAGCTTCTTGAGACAAATCGTGCTGAGCCGTCAAAAGTCATGCATCATATCGGCAGACTTGATGCGCTCAGCGATCTAGCAGCATTTATCGAGATGAGTCTTGATCCAGAGATTTATTCTCGAAAAGTGGAAAAACAAGCGCCTAGAACAAAGCTTTTAGTGCGTAATAACCCAAAATCTAACGCAGTAATATAAGGAGAAATTAACATGGTGAATCCAGTAACAGGCGGTCTAGCTGTCATGAAACGTGCAGCGGATCAGAAAAAAGGCAAAGCTGAAGAAGTAAAAAAAGGCGAAAAGCCAATGAAAGTAGCTAAAAAAGCTATGAAAACTAAAACAAAAATGAAGGCTAAGAAGTAAAGCAGGTTTGCTTTATTCATTAGATTCACTATTCTAGGGAGGGGTATTCAATGAATGAATCCCAAAATTACGGCGAAGAACAAGAAACGTTCGAGCAAGCTGAAGAAACGGCAACAGGCGGCAAGGCCAATGAGATCGAAGAACTCAAAGGCGATATTAGTTACATTAAAGAATTGTTGATGCAGAAAACTGCTCCAGCAACTCAGACAGTAGCTAAAGATGACATCGAAATCGATGCAAGTACGCTTGAAAGATTTAAAGCTGATCCTAGTGAGCTTATTAAGTACATTAAGAACACAGCTGAAAAATCAAAGCTTGAGATCAAGAAAGAAGCTGCAAAGCAGTCTTGGGACAGACAAGCAGAAGAAAAGTTTCCGCTGATCAAAACAAACAAAGATTTTCAGAAGAAAGTCGCAAGTCAAATTCGCGAATTTACGCAGACTGGCGAGTATTCTAAAGATGATCCGATGCTTGTTTACCGAGCAGCGCAGATTGTATCTGCTGAGTTTGCTACTCAAAATCGCAGCAATAGAGAATCTCAAAATTTTACGACATCAGCAGAAGGTCGTACTAGCGTTTCACGAGAATCATCGACTCAAAAGACTAAGATTTCCGACAATGATCCCAGAGTAAATTTTGCAAAACTTATGGGAGTTAGTGGCGAGAAATTGGAACGGTTCAAGAGTCAACTGGGGCCCTATGTGGCTCCGATTCGTAAACAGGCTAGGAGGCTTGCAAAATGAGCGACGTAAAAACAAAAAACAATCTGAAATTTGTAACACATAGACCGCGAGATAAGAGTGATCCTGGTTTTAAAATCGTAGGATGTAAACTTCGCTGGCTGGCATCTAATCAGACTGAAGATCGCCCTGGCCGAATCTTCCGCATTTTGCGAAAGAGCGATTTACCGCCTGAGATTTTGAAACAGATGGAATTCCATAATCGGGATATGTTTAACAAAGATGAAGTTATTCGTAATAGAGAGTTAGTGCTTGCTTGGGCTCCTGATGAAGCTGTTGCAGAGCATAAAAAAGAATTAGCTGAAGCTGCTAGACGTCAGATGGCTTTAGTTACTTCTCGTGCTGCACCTGGAAACAATCGCAATATGCGAGTCGAGGAAGCTGAAGTCAGTCAGGCAGGCGAAGAGTATTTTAAACAGTAACAATTTAGCTATGGGGAGGATTTTATGGCTAATGTGAACGCACCTTTCGGTGCACGCCTTATCGATTCGGAAGGCAAAGAAATTCGAGTCAAACGATACGTTAAAAAAACTGGTAGCGCTATTTACGCAGGTGACTTCGTAAAAATCGCATCCACTGGCGATGTAGAAGTTGCTTCTGCATCAGGTCAGCTTTTGGGTGTTGCTTTGGAATACAAAGCAGCAACTAGCACTGACAGCATTGCAGTTATTGATGATCCTGAAGCAATCTTCGAGATCCAAGCATCTGCTAACCTTGTTGCAGGTGACGTTTTCGCTAACGCGCAAATCGTTGCTACAACTGGCGACACTGTTAAATTGACATCCAAGCATGCTTTGGATTCAGCTAACATTGCTGACACTGCAACTCACCAACTCAAGATTCTTGGACTCTCTGCTATTGCGTCTAACGAGTACGGCTCGTATGCAAAAGTAAAAGTTAAGATCAACAACCATGCATTCCGTGCTGGCGTATTAGGCGCTTAATAGGAATAGGGGAGGATAAAATATGTCTATTGCACTTCGTAGTAATTATAGTGATTTAGTTCTTGAAGACGCGCTTCCAGCATTGGAGTTCATCGCTGAAGATGAATTTCAGTCGTTTGAGCCACGTTACGAGAAGATCTTTAACGTAAAAGATATGCGCACTGCTATCGCGCAATCTACTCAAGTTTCTAGCCTTCAGCCTGCAGGCAGCGTTGGCGAAGCTGAGCAGATTCCGCTCCAACGCGTTTACCAAGGTTACGATAAGACCTATACCGCTGTTAAATACGGTATCATGATGGCTTCTAGCCAAGAGCTTATCGATGACTTGGAATACGACGTTATGGCTGCGAATCCTCGCAAGCTCACACGCGCATTCATGAGCACTGTTGAGATCACCTCTGCTAACGTGTTTAACACTGGTTTCTCGGCTCTTGGTCCTGACGGCAAAGCTCTCTTTGCACAAGATCACCCTCTTCTTGCTCCTGGCGGCGGAACTGCTTCCAACACGCTCGCAACTCCTGCTGACTTGGCTGCTACGTCTGTTAAAAACATGATCACGCTGCTTCGTTCGCAAGTTGACACTGCTGGAAACAAAATCATGATCAACCCACGTCAACTCCTCGTAGCTCCTGCTAACGAGTTCTTGGCGTATGAGATCTTGAAGTCAGTTATGCTTCCTGATTCTGCTAACGCATCTGTTAACTCGATTAACAGCATCGGATCGCAGTACAAGATTGATCCTATCGTCTGGGATTACTTGACCGATGAAGACGCATTCTTCCTTCTTGGCGACAAGATGGATCACATGGCGTGCTTCTACTGGCGCAAGCGTCCTGAGCTTTCAACTGATATGGATTTCAAAACTGAAGTTGCTCTCACGAAACTCGTGGGTCGATTTGCAGTTGGATACAGCGACTGGCGCGGTATCGTCGGAACTGAAGGCAACGGCTAATTAGCGGTTAGTATGTTTCGAGGGGGCTGGGGCTTAGGCTTCAGCCCCTATTTTTCTATGAGGGCTGTATGAAGAAAAAGATATTGATCGCTCTATCAATGCTTGCAGGCATTGCGTTTGCTGCAAGTAGTTTTACAACGCATTATAATTTAGAAAAATCTGCTGACGGTGATACTAACTGGGGGTCAGCTTATAGATCAAACATGGATACGATTGACACGCAGATCTATTCTGCAAGTCAAACGGTTGATAATCACATTGCAGACACGACTGATGCGCATGATGCATCTGCGATTTCTGCAACATCTGGAAGCTTAGTATGCTTAACTGAAGACAACGTGCAAGATTATCTTGACTGTCTTGATGGACAGTTAGGAGCTGTAACTGGCGGAACTGTAGTTACGACAAACACGGTGCAGACAATTACAGCAAGCAAGACGTTTAGCGCTCTTCAGACGTTTACTAACGGACTGACGTTAACTGGCGGCACGCTGACACTACCGTTTTCAACAGGGCTTCTTCATTCAGACGGCTCTGGCGTTATTACGTCAAGTCTTTTAGTCAACGCTGATGTAGATGCAGCAGCAGGAATCACGTATTCAAAGCTTAGTTTAACTGACGGTATTGTAAATGCTGACGTAAATTCAGCAGCAGCTATTGCGTATTCTAAGCTTAATCTGTCATCTAGCATCACGTCTTCTGACATAACTAACGGAACAATCGTAAATGATGACATTAGTGCATCAGCTGCAATTGTAGATACAAAGCTTGCAACTATTTCGACGTCTGGGAAAGTATCAAACTCTGCAACAACTGCAACTGCTTCAAATACTGCATCAGCTATTGTTGCTCGTGACTCAGACGGAAACACAACAGCAACAAACTTTATTTCAGCAACAACAGCTAACACTGCAAGTGGAACTATTACACTCACTAAATCTTCTTCGAGAATACAGGTTTTTTCAGGCGGAGGAGGCGGTTTTGATGTAGTTCTTCCTGATGCAACTACTCTTAGAAACGGATCTACTTATGAGTTAAATCATAACGGATCAGGCGTTATGACTGTTAAATATAACGATGGGTCTACTCTGAATACTTTTGGAGCAGGGTCTGATGTTAGAATAATTTTAACTAGTAACTCTACATCTAACGGCGTATGGGATCAGCATTCTTGGATTCCTAGCACAAGTAAACATGACTCTTCAGGATTAGCTGTAACTGGAGTTATATCTGCAAGCTCAACTATTGGAGTCATTGAAACAGGCGGCGGAACAGATCAAGTTAAATTTGCAGGCCCAGCGTCCACAACTGGCTACACGATTACGCTGCCAGGATCGGCACCGACTGCAAACACAGCTCTTGCGTATGACGGATCAAATTATGTTTGGTCGTCTGCTGGCGGCTGGACGACTTATGCAAACGAAAACATTTCAGCTAGTGGCTCAGTTACAACAAGCACGACGGTAGGGCAGCAAGTTAGACGCGTTACTGGAAATGCTGCGGCTGTGACGCTATCTACAACGCCTTTTGGCGCTGTAGGCGGTTGGTCTGACGGCTTGGTAGTTCGTCTTATCGGTCAATCATCAACAAACACTGTGACAGTAGTTCATAACGATGCAGCCAAAGGCGCAATCCTAAACGGTGACTGTGTGCTCGGTCAGTATGACGTGATTGAGCTTCAATACGACTCAACTGCTGACCGCTGGATTGAAATTGCAAGGAGTATTAAATAATGAAAAAGCTAATTGGCCTTTTACTTTTAGCCACAGTGGCTCAGGCCGCCACTATTTCTTCTAACTATGACCAAATGTTTCTTAACGCTAATGCTGAGAGAAACTATTTGCTCAATTCTGGAGCTGAGAAAAATGATGCAAACGTCACTGACTCAAGCTCGATTCATTCAAGAAGCACAAGCTCGCCTCTAATTGGCGTAGCTTCACATTTGATTGACGGCACTAACTCAAGTCAGAACGTAGACTTTGCAGCAAGTAACTTAGAGTCTGGCCTTCTTGGAACTCAGTGCGAGGCACTGTTTCTTGTTAACGGTGATGCTTCGTTATATACGGCAACGGTTCGTATCAACTCAGCCGACGTTACAACGGCGCAAACGCTGCCTAATACTGGCTCGTATTCACAGCCTGTTAGTATCGTGTTTCCATGTGGAACGTCTGGCGTTTCGCCTGTTCTTCGTATCACAAGCACGAGTGCATCTGCTGCTGCCATCAAGCTAGATAGTATTTATTTTGGCAAGGCTGTGAGTCTTGGGACGGTTAATCAGGTTGGGGATTGGCAGAGTTATACGCCTACTTTGGTTGGAAGCTCAAACGGTCTTGCTTGGTCAAACTCAACAACCACGGGGCGTTGGAGGCAA